AGTTCACCCCACCGCTCGACAGAATCACCTGCCCAGCCGCGTCGTAAATCTCAATCCCATACCCCGCCGCCAGTTTTCCCAGCACCACCCGGGTCACGTCATTGCCATCGGTCACCACAATCCGGTTGTTCTGCCCGTCCAGATGCACCCTGCTTTCGGCGCCCAAAAAGATGTTGCTGGCCTGAATAATCCCGGCGATCAGTTTGGCGACGCTGAGGTTTTCAATCTTGGCATCGTTGACGGCAAGATCCTTGATCTTCGACCGGGAGACGACCTGGTCGGCAATGAAGATCTCCCGCAGCGTGAGTTTGGCCACCCCTCCGACCAGCGCGATAGCGAAGAAGCTCTCAATCGAAAGCTCCGACTTGCATTTCCAAGTGAGCCCTCCGTCAACCACAGTGGCATCGATGACCACCGGCCAAACGGGTTCGGCACCGCCAGAACTGCCACCGTCCACCGTGACCTCGTAGACGTAACCATTCGGGGCCCGTGGCATGGTCAAGTCGCCAAGGGCGTAGTTGAAGTTCGGCTTCCACTTGCTTTCCGTGGCCAGCTCGATCAGGTAGTCAGGATCGTCGGCGGTGCTGCCCGGGGTGCCAGCAACGCCATTGAAGGCCCCGGCCAGGTCGTCCTTGTTGACCAGGCGGGCCCAGTAGAAGTATCTGGCTCCAAGGGATGAGTTCGGAAGGCTGTTGTCTACGAAGAGAACGTCAGGGGTCCAGGCGTCGCCCACCTTGACGGCTTGACCAAGATCGTCCACCTGCGCCCGCCAGATCTCCGTCCTGCTATGGCCGTTGTAGTTGACCCAGGCCCATTGCAGCATGATCTTACCGAAGAGGCCGGTTGCAACCAGATCGGTCGGAACGGTCGGGGTGTCGAAGATCGGCGGGGTGTACTCGGGGATTGCGGCTACAGCCTCGGTGATGGCGCCCAGAATGTCGATGTTCGACTGAAACCCACCGGCAATCCGCACCCCCTCGAACCACGTCCGTAGCCGCTCGACCTCTTGGGCGATGGCCACCGGGGTTGGATTTGCTCCCAGACGCTTGAGGACCGGCAGTTTCAGGCTCATGCCTTCTCGATCTCCTCGGTAGTTTCCGCCAGCATGGCTGACAGCACCTCACTGGTCCCGGTCAGGCGCAGACGATAGCGGCCGGCGGCGTCGGTATCGGGCAACCAGAACGGTTCTGCATCGACGACACGCTGCTGGTGGATCTTCTTTTCCCCGGCGTAGACGTGAAGGTGGATCTCGTCATAGTCGGCCGCCTCGACCTTGGCCAAGGCCATACTGACCCGCTTCGGCAAGATGTAGTCTCGAGACTCCCAGGTGTAGGGCAAGGGGGTCGCGCCAGTGTCCCAGCGGACAATCTGCCCGCTGACCACAAGGTACAGGCTATCGGTTTCCGGGTCGCTCCAAGCGGCCGTGGCGTGAATACTTGAGGTCTGCCAGGGGGCGAGCTCGTTTTTCGGATCGAAGATGAAGGCCCCCTTGCTTCCGGTGCCGGTGTCATAGAAGCCGTAATAGCGGCCGTCATGGACCACCCCGAGGATACTAGAAGGCTTGAGGGCTCGCCAGCTGTCACGGTCGACGATCTGCTCGGTCAGGTTGGTTGACACCCCGGGGCCGACACCGCAGAGCCCGTCCGGGGCAGCATAGAAGACCATCCCGCCGGCACTCACCAAACTGCGGGCACTCTCGCAGGTTTGATCCAGCTCAAAATAATCCTGCCCCATGCTCGCCGGGTCGCCGCCAGAGGATAGCAGTTGGGGCTTTTCTCCCGGGAGAACCACCACCACGGAGTTGCCGAAGGCACCGATTGCGGCCGGTACTTCCTGGAAGGCGTAACGGTAGGCCAGCGGCCAGGCATGAAACTGGTAGGGAACGCTGAACAGCACCGACTTGCCACTGATGCAGGCTGCGCCGCCGCCGGCCAAGGCGATCAGGTTCTTCGCATCGTCGGGAATTGGCAGCCAGTCGAGGCTGGGCAGGGGAACTTGCTGGGCGGCGGTGACCATCGGCATCTGGTCAAGGTACGGATCAGGCACGGCGCCGACCGCCAAGGTTGCCACGCGAAACAGATCTCCGGCGATGGCGCGGTATATCCGCACATGGGTGATGTTGTAGTTTCCGGCAGGGGGCAGGGCGATAGCTCCAAGGCTGGTGAATTGGTCAGGGCAGAGTGAAAGGGTTGTTGTCGGCGGACTGGGGCCGCTCTCTTCGGTGATGCCGCCAAAGGTTCGAACAAAGGTGGTCACATAGAACCGATCACTCAGTTCCGAGGCCTCACAGCCTCCCCCGGCGCCCGCGGCGATTGACGGCGCGACAACAGGAGAAGGCAGGGCCATATTATAGGAGTTGGTCGGGTAATTGGTCCCGCCACCGGCCGTGGCAATGGTCGCATCCGACACCTTTGGGACACCGTCGCCGGTCCAGTAAACCCGCTCCTGAGTGTCCGCGGCCAGCGGGCTTTTGACCATATGAACGTCGGTGATCCAGTGGAACCAGAAGACACCGGCATACTTGAGGATGGTCTTGATCGTCCCGGCCTTGGTCGGCGTCCAGATTTGTTCAGGGGTGCGAAGCGGGCGTAGGTTACCACTGGTCAGCCGGCAATCCAGGGCCACCCTGGCCATGTTGGGAGCAATCAGGTTGGGCGCAACTTTTGGTACCGTACCGCCGAACTTCTCCTGCCGGATAAACATTAGAACACCTCCGGGGATATCCGGTATCCGGTTCCGGTGTTTCCTCGCAGTGCCCGAATTAGCGCCTTGCCGCAGCCGGCCCGGAACTCTTTCATGTGATAGTCGGCAAGCTCCACATCCCGCCAGGGTTGCGGCTGCAACTTCAGTTCCGCCTTGGCACCATGGACAATTTCTTGCTCGAACTCGTCAAGCAGCGCGGAATAGGCGCCGGTCGCAGTAAGAGCAGGCTTGATAGCCACCACCAGGTAAACCGGCAGGCCAGCATCCATGGGGATGGGATACAAGCCAACATGGCTTGCCCCAGGATGGAGAAAATGGGTCGCGGTCAAAGATTTGTTTCTGGCGATCAGACTGGAGGGTAAAGGGTTGAGGGTTTGCTTGCCCTGATAGGCGCCCAGGATCGACACCACCTCGACCAAGGCCGGAAGGCTGGCCGAGAAATCGTAGTTCTCGACATCGACAATCGGGGTGATCGGGCCAATATCATGCAGTCTGAGCCATGTTGATTTCTGACAGAAGGTGCGGGTTGCGTTCAGAATAGCCCGCTCAATCACCACATCTGGGCAGCCGGGTACGTCAGGAGCGACCAGGTCAACCATGTCGGAGAAGGGTTTTTCTTCGGAGTTGAGCAGGACATCAGGCATTATCAGGCCCCTTCTTCTACGCGATCGAAGTTTGATCCAATTCCCAATAGCGCCCCAACACGGACCCCGAGATAACCGATTTTTTTAGTGATCCACCAGCCGGTAGTTCCCACGTCATTCTCATACTCCCGATCCGCCCAGGCACGTTCCTTGGAGTTGCGGGCCTGTTCGCAGCGGAAGTCATGCCGGCAAGAAGCAATAGGGTGATTCCACCGTGGGTAAATAGGGACAAGGATTCCGGCACTGTTTCCGTTCCAGGGAAAATCCACTGGGACAAACTCAGGACCTTTGTACCCGGGCCACATCGGGCAAGGCAAAGGCTTGTCCAATGCCATCCAGTCGGCTTGCCCCGGCAGAGTTCGCATGTGCATGACAACGCCACTGGCCGACATTACGGCACCGGAGACTGTTTGAGGTACAGGGCAGCGCTGACCATGGCCGACACTGCAGCGACCGTCATAATCTTATGAACACCATCGGTCAGGTTAAAGGCTACCGGGTCAACAATCATCACCGAAATCGTGTTGGCGGCGCCCCCGATGGCAGCGGCGACCAACCCCTTGCCCCACAACAACACATCCTGCATGTTGCTCAGCCGAATATCCTTGTTCATTGCGAAGTGCTCCTTCCTGCCGGTGGTGCTCCGGCGCGTTTTTGCTTTGGGGTTTCATCTGTTTGAAGGCAACAATCCGTTCCCCTGAAGCAGTGGCATGGAAAACACCGCAGATCTTTGCGGGCATCTGGGCAAAAAACACAGCACCACTTCCGATTCCCCGGGACACTGCAGGCGCACACCGTCATCACGTTACCTCGCGGCTGTTTCTCCCTGTTGCGATTTACCGGACAAACCCAGCATCTGCAGCGCCTCGCGGCGATGAAAGGCACTGCGGTTCAAATCCCCGCCGATGGCCTTCTGCCAGCCGAAGGAGAGCGAGAGGTGAACAACCGGATTGACGAAAGTTTCCGGAAGGGGAAAGTCGGTGCTCGCTCCTAGTTTGACCGTCGGAGGGTATTCGGGTTGCAGCACCTGGATATGGTGGGCGGGATCCGGTTGTGGCGGCCACACGTAGAACTCCCGGGGATTTCCCGGGTTGAGCATGAAGTTTCGAACCACACCGTGTGCAGGGTCGGCTCGCCAGTCACGCCTTGCGGCGGTCATGGTTGCCAAGCTGACCCGGCGAGGGGAGCGTCCGGGGATATTCCCGTCTGCGCCCAGGTTGCAAACCACGTCCACCAGGTAGAGCCCCTGGGAGCTGATCTGCTGCGTGACGCCTGGTGCAAGGGAGAGGGTTTTGGTTTTGGTGTTGGCGTCGGGGCGAAGGTCGACAATATCCCGCAGCGCGGCGTTCAGATTCACCTCATGCTGCGCCGGGGTCCAGCGCACCTTGGCGGTGTCCATCAGGATTGCGGCGGCTATTGCTGCAAGCTCGTCGACCTTCATTGCCCCTCTCCCTTATTTGCTCTGGTGCTGGTATTCGATCCAGGCCATATCCCGTTCACTGGTGGTGACCCTGGAACCAATCGCTTTGGCCAACTTCCCAGGGATAGGCAGGCCGTCTTTGGTAAAGCCGGTTGCCGGGTCCAGGGCGGAAATGGCCTCGACCAGCAAGGTCAGCCGGTTCGGGTCCATCACCGCGCCAAGATCGGGATCAGTGATTTCCCCTTCCTGGGCAGGAAGATATTCTTCCTCGTCCTCGGTTGGCACTGCCACTGCCGGCAGAACCCGGACATTCTGCTCTGCGGCAAGGGCCACCTCGGTAGCGGTGGGATAGGTCGTCGGTTGGCCAACGTGAACGTGCTCGACGACTTCCGCTGGGAACAGATCAGGCCGCTTGGTGCGCAGCAGCTCCAGCGGGCAAGGCGTCAAGCGCAACTTGACCATATGTTTGATCAGGTCTTCGGTGGCGTTGAAGATCTCGCCGGTTTCCGGGTTGAGCACGAACTTGTATCGCGGGTCCATGGGTTACTCCTTTAAAAGGTGGCGGATATTCGCCTTATTGTCACCACTTGGCTTTGAACAGGGAAACCTTGAAAACGTTGTCGGCTGTAGCCGCTGCAGCCAGTGTCACCCTAACTTGTGCCTTCTCGCTGGTTGCTGTTCCGCCCGAGGTGTAGGCAGTGAAGTTGGCGCTATTGGTCCCAACAAGATCGAAGGTGTTGGCGTCGATCTTGGTGATCGAGTACCAATTGCTGTTCAGTTCAACGGTTCCGACAACCCCGGTGATATAAACCCGGTCGCCGGTCAGCAGGCCGTGGGCGGTCGCAGTAATCCGCACCAAACTGGTCCCGGAAAGAGTAGCACCGGAAATAGTCGGGTTGAGATTGACAATCGCCACCGCGTCAACGAGTTGATCCTGGTTACTTACCCCGTAGGTGCCAAGGATTGTGGCGTTGGTGCGAAGCAGGGTTGAGGCGGTCGAAAGCCCAACAGTTGCGCCAGTGGCTACCGTCACGTCGGCAGTCAGGATCGGAGAGGGATCGAAGGTGGCTTTATTGATGGTTCCACCAGCGAAACACAGCGCTGGGAGCAGGCAAAGCGCAAACAAGATGAGCATCTTTTTCATGGTCGCGTCTCCAAGTAGGGGTTGTTTCTCGTGCACTTGTAAAACAAGCCCCGGCCCACACGGAACCGGGGCTTGTCGTTCTTAGCCAACCGTCGATCAGACCTCGATACGAGCGGTCGCCATGGCCTTGCCGTTGACCACCTTGAAGCCGAACACGTTCAACCCGCGCATCGCGCTACCGAAGGTGCTTTCGAGCTTCGGCAGGTAATCCTCGGTGATCTGGCTGGCGAAGGAAATGGCGTGGTTGGTGCCGGCAATGCACTGCCAGGACTTCTTGCCACCGCCGTCGGTGATCTTCTTCAGGTTGTTGGAGCTGTAAAGGGTGAACCGGTCGATGATCCCCAGGCGCCCGTTGCGCAGCATGGACGTGCCGTCGCCGGAAAGGGAGGCGTCTTTCAGGTCCGACTTCTTGATCTTGCCGCAAACGGCCGGAGGAAGAACGACCCAGCGGCCGGACTCAGGCACGTTTTGCTCGTCGAGCACGGTTCCAAGATCAACCAACAGGTCGAGCACGTTGGTTTTGTCGATGGCCAAAGGTGCGGCCTCGGTGCCGAGGTTGATGTTTCCGGACCCGGCGCCAGCGGTAGCGCCGATGTTCGCAGCTGCGGCCCCGGTGTAGACCGCGCCGAGAACCACCTTGTCGATGGCGATCTTCATCTGCTCGGACGCATCAGCCGCCCAGATGTCCATCAATTTGACATCGGATTGTTTCTCGTCGATCCGGTCCACTTTGAAGGCGAAAAGCTTGGCGTAATCGACGGTCATGTCGACCAGGGTGCTCACCAGGTCCTCGTAGACGATGGTGTCGCCCTTCTCGTAGTCGGAGATCGTCACGTCCGGGCGCTGACGGATGTGAATCGTATCTCCTTTCATCTTTACGTCGCCCTCATAATCCGTATTCATTACAGCTATTTAGCTGTCCGACTATCGCTTAACCAAGTGTTCCTTGCTACGACCTTCGGGCCAAAAATTTCTGCCTTTGTAAGTATCCTTAAACTGGATATCTTCGATGGTCTTTAATATTGAAGGAACGTCTGGCCTCGTTTCGTTTAGTCTGTGCGGGTGAGCTTTCAGTTGCTTAATTGCCGACTTGATGTTTTTACCGTCACGGTAATGTCCCATCTCGGCGCAACCCAGGATGACGTATGCTTGTTCTTTTTTGGCGATAAGGTGTTTGGCAAAATATCCTAAAAATTCCTTCGCTTTACTTGGCGGCATTGTAAGTGTCCACTTTACCAGGTGGCTTCTTTCTTTTGACGCCTTGAGCGAACCTCCGAACACCTTGTGAATGATTTCAACCCCTTCAGAGTCGTAACCTGAGGCTACTATTTCAGCTGTTGGTTGTGCTGAAGTTCTGCCACTACCAATTCTCACCGAAATTGTGCCGTCGCCATCGAAATACCCGGCCAGCCATTGACGGGGTGGGAAATTCGGGAGCGGCAAAGACTTCATCTTTCGCTGCTCCTTCATGTGCACCCTCGCTTCTGAGACATTAAACGCCTTCCCGTGCATATCCATCACCACGTTTGCGTAATGTCTTTTAATAACCAGGTGTTTCCGTATCCTGCTCATGGCCATCAAAGCTTGCTTCCCCCAAACCTTTAATATTGTGACGGGGGGTTGGCCTTGACGTTCAGGGTGTGTGATCTTTCCCCCGATTGCCGCCTGGATACGATACAAGACTTCATCCTGATCGGTTTTTTGGCCGAATTCTATTGACAGATAGGCCCTTCTAACTTCCGGGTTACTATCAACTCGGTCAACGGGTCGCCACATTAACTGGATTGACCCATCAGCATCCAAAAAACCTGCGATGTATTTAGGACTCAGCGTGGCCATGACCTTGCTCCTGTGTCCTTATGCTCTTCCCTCTGGTCAGCTTATAAGCCTCCCAGTTTTTTAGAAACGATTTTAAATCGCCAACACTTAGATAGCGATCATACCGAAGACGGTCGAAGCGTAGAACTTTTCCAAGAGCTTCCCGCTCCAAAGTTCGGGAATGAAAATGCCGGCGCGGTTCGGGTAAGCCCCACTGCCGTAAACGGCGGGGTTGTCGCCGGTAATGGCGATACCGGCGGCAAGGAACGGGGTTGCTTCTCCATAGCCAAAAATGGCAGCGACTGCGGCCAACAGCAACATGCACCACTGCTGGGCGCTCATGATTTTGAACAGAATCTTCATAGTTGGTTTCTCCCTGTCAACCAGGGGTAATGCGTCCATCTCGTTGGGCGGCGAAGATATCGGCCTCCAGCGCCTGGGCTTGATCAGGGGTGTAAATACACCCTTGGCCGGTAACCAGCTTGCGCTTTTCTTGATAGAACGCCTGAACTTCTGATTGACGATATTGGCGTTTTTCCGGTGCCGGGTTTCCACCACCACCAGAGCTTCCGGGCAAAATTGTCGGCCCGGGGCTGTTGGGTTTGGTGACTCCGGCGGCCTCAGTGGATTTGTAGGTTTGAAGCAACAGGTTGACGGCTTTAGCGTTGCGGCTCCCCATGGCCCGTTGCAGAGCCTGGTCATACGTTTCCTCGAACAGCGGCGGCATGGGCTGCGCCAGCCACGGCAACCAAACGGCATTGATCTGCTGCCAATCCGGGTGCGCGGTGTTGATGGCCGCCCAAAAAGCTGCCTCGGTTTGCTGGGCTGCGTTCTTCTGCACCCCCTCGAATTGCTGTTCAATCGGGGCGACTTGGCCTCGGACCAGCGCCAGCAGGTTGTCGGCATACTCGGGGCTGATCTCGTTTTTAAAGAAGTCGAGAGCGGCTCCGCTTTGCACCTTGGTCTGTTTGGCCTGGTCCCGCAGCTGTGAAACTTCGGTTTGAGCGGTGCGCACCTGGTCGTTGAGGTCGCGGATCTTGTCATGCAGGGGCTGGACCTCGCTGTTGTACTTGCCCTGCAGAACCGCGAAGCGTTGCTCGGCCTGCTGAAGGGCGGTGCGCAGTTGCTCAACTTCACCGGGTTGTTGTGCCGGCGGCTGCGGTGCTACGGTTGCAACGGGTCCCGGCGGGGCTGCAGCGACAGGTGCGGGCGGCGCGACCGGAACGGTGGGAGCCGGAGCGGGCGCGGCATCAGGAGCAGCCGCCGGGGCGGTGTTGCTCATGTTGGCGCGGATCGCATCGGCGTTTGCCAGCTGCTTTTGAACGCTGCTGGGCAAGCGAACGTTGAACGCTGTCTCAGGCATCTGTTACTCCTTCTCGGGAGCCGACTTGACGGTCTTCCCTGTGTTGTTGCGGAGCCGGCTTAACGGTCTTCCGCGGTGGTTGTGTGCATCCCATTGGAGCCGACTTGACGGTCTTCCGATGGGTGAAAAAGAAAAAGGCCGGCGGCCATAAAGGGAAAAACCCCTTGCGGTCGCCGGCCTCTTGTTCAGATGAGCCGGATGGAACCCTACTTGTGGTGCCCCTGACTACTTGCTGTTCAGGGCTTCGGTGCTGTTGTAATCGATCTTGCGCGGAATGCCAGCGGCGAAGTGGATGACCACATTACCGTTACAGCCCTGGCCGGCAAACTGTTTAAGGCGATTCCAAACCTCGCTCAATGCCTTCTCGGTCGGATCCTGCTCGGTCTTCACCATTGACCCACCCCCTGCAGCGGCTTGGGCGGCGCAACAGCGGCCGGACTGGTCTCTCTTACCCCACCTTCTGCTGCGCTCCGATTCCCCCGGGATACCTTGACCAGGTCGAGCACGTCAGCCAATTCCGACCGGCGGCCATTGGTGTGATAGAGCTGCTCCCCGAACATCTTGCGGGTCTTGGCGTCCAGGGCCCGTAGCCGGCGCTCCAGGAAGCCGAAGAACTTGTTGCCGTCGATATCAACCGACAGCCGGGCGATAGCGTCGAGCTCATCTTGTGCGGCGCGGATGTCCTCTTGAGAGTCGGTCATTGCCCACTCGCCTGCGAGAAGAGGCTGGTATCAGTCCCGCCAGCTGGAGCCCCGGCGGCGTCGGTGGCCTGGGTCGCTTGCTGCTGCGGTTGTGGTTGCTGTTGCGGCTGCTGGTTATTGGCAGGGTCGACCACCGGGGAGGCCGGAGCGACCGGGGCACCCCTAATGATGTCTTCGGGGTCAATATCCATCGCCTTGGAGGTTGAGGCCAACAAATTGGCTCGGCCCTCAAAGCCCATGATCTGCAAGTCGACAGGGTTGTTGGTGGCCTGCAGCAGTTCTTTGCGGCGAATCAGCATCTGCTCCTTGATCAGCAGTTCGCTCGAACCGTAAACCTGAACCTCGAGATCGCCTTTGATGGTCTGGTCGGGGTTGTAAAGCATCTCCCAGACGTAACAGCGGCCGATGAACTGCTCCAGCGCCTCGTCGATATTGCGCACCACGTTCTTGATCCCGCGGGCGGCGGCGCTCATCAGCATCGAAAGCCCGCTGGCGGTGTCTCCTGCCCCGCCGACCGACTCTGAGCCATGGGCATAGGCCGGAACGCCTGAATGCTCGTCAGCCATGGCGCTGCAGAACTTCAAGACCTCAACCAACTTAGTAGCGGTAATCGGCACACTAAAGAACTCCACAGGGGCACGACTGCCGCCCGACATATCGTCAGTGGTCAGGTAGACCTTGCCCGGGTAAAGTTGCCCCGGGACCTCACCAGGCGCCAGCCGGTCGACCATTTCCTGCACCAGGGGCAGAGCGCTCATGGCGGCGTTGTTGATTGCGCTGCGGTAGAGCATGGACGCTGATTCGGCGTCGTGCTTGATCATTTGCGGGATACTGCGGCCCCAGAATCCATCCGGGTTGGTCATCATCGAAGCCACCGAATAAGGCCGGTGACCGAGCGGGTGGGGGTTCAGGGTGGCGTAAACCAGATGCCGACCGATCAGGATAGCGACAATCTCGTATTCCTGGGCAATGTCCTGCACCCCGGGGATATTCCAATCGACCAGCAGGCTGCCGGGAACCGACAAGTAGCACTCCAGCCCGTCGATCTTGCTGGTGTCGTAGCTCGAGAGTTGGCTGATATTGCGGATGCGGTCGACTTCGCCGTCAGTCCACAACCATTCCCGCAGACCGCCGCTGCGATGCTCGTAGAGCACGGCGTTGATGGCGTCATCCCGATAGCCGGGAATGCCCTTCATGTTTGACAGGTCACGCCGGGTGTAGCGAACCCGCTCGATGAAGTCGCCGTCATTAGGTCCGGTAGCATCGGCCGAGGGGTAGCAGTTCAATGGATTGACCCGCTTTGCCTTGACCATCAACCTGGGCGCGATTTCGGGAGCCATGCCGGCCGGGGTCGCCTTCCAGCCCAGCCGGTTTTCGTTGCGGGCGAACGGGCCCTTCAGGACGGAACACTGGAACGTGACGATATCATCGATGAAATCCCGAAATTCCTCTTGGAATCGGGATTCAGACAGATTGTCCTCGATGGTCTTTTCCATCTTCGCCGCGGTGGCCTTTGCCTGTACCATCTCGGCGTCGGTCATCTTGGCTTCAGCGATGATCAGCGCCGCGTCGATGCGCTGGCGCAGGAGGCGCACGTCGATTGCCTGGCCGCTCTGCTGCTCAGCCATCACCGCCTGGGTGATCGCCGCTTCACGGATCCGCTCTGACAGCTTCTGCCGCTCGGTGGGTGAAAGATCCGGCTTGGGCGAAGGGCGAAGGCCCCAAGACTTCTGCCCAGCCTGCAGCACGACGTCCTCGATCCATGCCTTGGCGGCCCGGCATTTCGTCTCAGTCAGGTTGAAATAGGCCTCTGAGCCGCCCGCCTGACGGATCTTGGCCAACTTCTCCGGGGAGTATTCACCCTTCCGGGCCCTGGCCGCTTCGATCATTTCCTCTTCGATGGAGATTTTGGCCCGCTTGGCCGACTCCCAGCGGCCGCGGATATAGCCGACCAGTTCAGGAATCAGGGGTTGCGGGTTACTGTAGTCGGCCTGTTGTTGGCGCAGGCGCTCGGTGTCTTGTGGGGATAGGACGCGAACCAGGCCGACCGAGCTTGCTTGAATGGGCGGGGGAGGGGGTGGGGCTGGCATGGTTGACATCATGTTGGATGTCGGCAGGGGTGCCGGTGGTGGCGTCACTGGTAGCCCTATGCGCTGTTCCATGAGTGCATCCCTTGAAAATCATGAGTAAATTACCATGACGTTACGGGATATTTTGGAGGTTCGCAACTTTTTTTGGAAAGCTACCAGCAAAACCTCTCATCCACACAAAAGCACCACGTGTTGTTTTTTCCCAATGGTTGCATTTTACTGTTGCGATAAACTGAAAGCGTCGCCAGGATGGAGATATGAAGGGAGGTGATAGGAATGGAGGAAAGGGAAGAGGTGAACATCATGGTCGACCGGAAAGTACACAAGGCGCTTCGGTTAAGGGCGCTTATGGAAGACAAGAAGGTGAAGGAACTCACCAATGAGATTCTAGCCGAGGCGCTGGGTGTGAAGGAGGAAGGCAATGAAAAAGTGTAGGCTCTGCGGGGACGATAATGGGGCTCAAACATCAACAATCAACTTCAAATCGGGAACATTGGAGGTTTGCACTCAGTGCGCTTGCTCTATTTCCGAAAGCCTTGTTTCACTTCTGGGGGGAGATGGCGAAAGAATATTAAAAGATGTGGTGTGGGGAATTATCACTACCGATTTTGGTAATAGGGAGGTGTAGTGGTGAACAAAGATATCCGTTTGGCGATCAGTTTTATTGATCACCCAAAGGTAATAAAGCTCGAACGGCTGTTAACTTTTGAGGGTGTCAAGAGCCTACTCCGATTGTGGTGTTTTGCTGCTCAAAACAAACCAAATGGCTGCTTAACTGGAATGGATGCTGAGGATGTTGAGATAGCAGCAAGGTGGCCTGGTGAACCGGGTATTTTTCTCTCTGCCGTAACTGACAAGAAGTGCCATTTTATTGACATTGTTGATGGTGTTTTTTGCCTCCACGACTGGGAGGAACATCAAGGGTATGTTGTTCACGCGAAAGAGCGCAGCGACAAAGCCAAGCTCGCAGCTAATGCCAGATGGCAGAACCGCAATGCTACAAGTAATGCTACGAGCATGCGGCAAGCAATGCTAAACAAGGCCGCAAGCAATGCCCCTGATCCTGATCCTGATCCTGATCCTGATCCTGATCCTGATCCAACATCAAAACCTAAAACAGAATCAAAAGCATTGGGGCGATTCTCGCCCCCTTCGCCCCAGGATGTTGCGGTTTATTGCCTGGATCGCGGCAATTCTGTAGATCCTCAACACTGGTGGGACCATTACCAGAGCAACGGCTGGAAGGTTGGAAAGACGGCGATGAAGGATTGGCGGGCCGCTGTTCGGACGTGGGAGCGAAAAAACGGAGAATACGACCGCCGACCTTCATCCGCCGACGAAATACGCCGTGAAAAAACCAAAATGGCCGCACTTGAGTTCGTGGGAAGGAAGGGGGCAATCAATGACGGATGAGGACAAAAAACAGTTCGCAGCCTTGATGGCCGGGCTGTGTGAGGTGTTCGACAAGGAATGCACCAAGACTCGTATGTCGCTCTACTTCGAGGCGCTCCGGAGTTCGTCTCTCGAGTCTCTCGAATACGCGGCAATGCAGGCGATCAAGACGCTAAAGTTTTTCCCTCGGGCCGCCGAGTTGTCGGAGTTGGCCTCTACTGCTCCACGACGAGGATCGAGCAGCCTGACCGTTTCGGAGGCATTGAAGCAAATTCCAGATCTGACCCCTCCGGACGTTGCGCGGCAGCGACTCGCCGAGATCGCGCAAAAGCTCAATGCTCAGTTTGGAACAACCTTTGTTGTTGAAAACGATGACCGTCCTTCCTTGGCTTCTGGTGCAAAGGATTGGGATGACCGGAAGGTTAAGCAGGCGAGGGAGGGGCAGTGATGCAAACGTTCACAATTCAAGGAGCGTTTGGGGACCCATTCGAACTTAAGGGAGAGCAATTATCCGAGAAGGTGCATGGATACAACCTGAAGTCAGGCGCTTGGGCACTATACCCAGACAAGGATGGGTCGAGTCTTCCAGCAACCTTTGTCACGATTCGGCCATTTCGTAAGCGTCGGGCAATCGTGGTCAATAAGAACAGGATACTTCGGATGGAGGAAAGCCATGGGTAACTTCTGCATCAACTGCTATGGGTTGAAGATTGAAGCCAAACGGCTCAGATCGGCCTTGGCTGAGAACAAACGGCTCTATCGTGAAGCCTCCCTCGACCGTTTCTCAACCGGCCAGAAAATCACCATCCTGGGGGAGCCTGCGAGTAAGGCGAACTCGCGGCAACTGGTGACCATCAAGGGGCGCCCGGCGTCGATCAAGAGCGACAAGGCCCTGAACTACGTGGCAACAGCCACCATGCAGCTAAGGGTCAAGGGCCTTACCCCCCTCGAGGGTGACGTGGCGGTGTCGATGGATATCTTCTACGCCTCACGCCGGCCGGATCTGGACGAGTCGGTCATCCTCGACGTGCTGCAGGGCTTCGCCTACAAAAACGACCGCCAGGTGAAGGAGAAGCTGGTTCGCTGGCACCTGGACAAGGCAAACCCGCGGGCGGTGGTGCGGGTTGTTGGGGTGGGAGAATGAAGCCCGTTGAAAAGCTCAACTATCAGCCGCCCATCCCCAAGGCAGAGCGCATCAAGCCGTTGTGGGTTGATCGCAAGGTGAAGGGGTACAGGATCGGGGTGACTCGGGAGAGGTGAAGGATGGACAAGACAAGGCATAAACGTTGCTGGCTCTGTGGTCGCCGCTTGCGTGGCCGCTCTGTGACAAGAAGGGAAATCGACGGCTTTGTCCGAGACTTGCACAGATTTTGTTCTGAGCAGGAGGAAAAGACGGCGGATCGGGAAGGTAAAGCGTTTGGGGTTGAGTGGTAATCGCAATAAGATCAAAGGAGAAAAACAATGAAATGCCCAGGTTGTGGTTGTGATGAGACATACCAATACGACAACATGGACGATGATTTCACGGCAGAGGGTGAAGAGTATGAGCGTTGCGCCGCCTGCGGCTTTGTCTTTGATATAGACTTGACCGCAGACGACAACACCCTCACCCAACCGTAACCTGGTCAATGGTTATTTCTGCCATTCGCAACACCCCTATCAGTTCCAACATCGAGCAACCGGACTGCACCACGGCAACTTGACGATCCTCGTCTTCGCAGTACAGCACCACGACAGCCTTGACCACCCGCTTTCCACCGTAGCAGTTGTTCTGAGCCAACTCCCTGCCGACAGTGCAAACCATGTCGGCGGGGGTCCAGAGGCGGGAATCCTGCTTGCGCTCGGCCAGGTTGATGGGGGGCTTCGGGGGTGGCCCGGAGAAGGCCCGCTCAGACTTCACATACCGCTCTTCCCATTCGCCTAGCGGGTCAAAATTCTCGCTCATCGTTCAATCCTCCTGTTAGATTTCTGGGTGGGTATCCACCAGGTCGTCTGGATAGCTGCTGTTAACTTCTTTCAGCACAGCAGCTTTTTCCATATCTTCCAGGTCTCCATCAACGTCAATGATCAATATGCGCTCGCTTCCAAAACAGTAACTTCCCCCGTGTTCCTCTTCAAACTCTTCCTCGATACCCATAGCAATCGCTCGGTTGCAATCACAAGATCCATTACCGTAAGCCCACCAAAAAATGGAGCGGTCCCATTTTTCAACTTTTAATTTTTTACCTGTTTTAGTGTCTAATAGCGTCGGTATCATCTCCAAACCCCCGAACGTTAGTTGTTCGCTTTGACAAAATGAAGAAACACCCCATTGCCCATGTCCACCGGTTGACACCAACAAGAGGCGTCACTGACATGGTCGAGGTGAAAGCAGCACCAGTCCGCCTGCTCCGGCATCTTGTCCAGCTGCGGCACCGGGCAAGAGACGGGCTTGCGCTGGATCGGTTTACCCATCGCAGATATCCCGAATCAGCTTCAGCGCCATGGCTGCAACCTGGACCGCCTCTTTGCGGATATCGTCGGCCGACACCATGCAGTCGAGTTCCGTCTTTAACTCGGCCAGCTCGGCCCGCAAGACCCCATAGGCCCGCTGGTGGCTGCGATGAGGCCCGTACTTGGCATCGCCGCGCAGCAGTTCCTTGACGACATCGTCCAGGATCTTCTCCAGAATCATCCGGTCTTTGGTGTCCATCCGAAGTTCCACGCTGACATTGACCATCTTCCCCCTCGCTTTCTCGGTTGATGTGTGATGCGGAAGGCATTGCCAGGCGAACGCTTTGCCGTGTAGGAGCGATTCTTATGTCCAGGGAATACCGTTGCCTACCTTTGGCGGTTATCCACAGGCTTTAGCCTTCTTCAAAAAACCTGTCCGCTACCTCGATTTTTAGCCACCCAACGAGGTACGCTATCAGTTCCTCATCCGGCAGCATCCCCCTCTCGCTGCAGATTCCAAAAGCGACATGCACAAGCTCATGGAAAACGACGCTGGCCTCTGACAAATCTCGCACCCAAACGAACACGTCGCCCTTGTGCGGCTGCACCCAAGCGGTAGATTCTCTCGGCTCCAGGATGGTCTGCTTGCCCTCGTAGGCGTAGATGGCCGCGCAGGCCTCGGCGGCGGTGCAATTGGCAACCGCGATAACAGCCATGCGGAATATTGGCACTTGAACGTGAAACGGACCCACCATAACGACAACACTCCATTATCACACCTATTAGTAAGCCTGTTGATAAGCCTCAGAAACTACTGTTTTGATTAGCCTTAAACGCAATACAGTCTTTGACAACCGCCGCCACCCCTCGGCCTTGAATATGGCAACCCGGTGTTTCATGATCCTGACACTGCGGACAGATCCCCTTGTCCTCGATCAACTGGTAGCGGGGGCGCACAAACACCCCGACCAGCCGCTGCCAAAAACTGCGGCCGCTGAAATAGTTGATCTGCCGGCGCAGCTTCTCGTTTTCGGCCAGCAGGGGTTTGACCGCCTTGAGGTTGCCGGCCTGAATGTCGCTCATTTGCTTGCCGACCTCGCGGGCCAGGCGCGGAGTGTTGGGTAGATAGGGCATCCCCAAGGCGCTGCAGAACGCGACGTAGCATTCGGCTGCAACCATGGGCTTCATGGGTTTTCCGCTTAATTGACGAGCCCTCTCCTGTTTCATTTCGACACACCTCCTTGGGTTAAATTTGCCACAGTAAATAGACCAGCGTTGCGATGAGGTACAGCGTCCAGGACATGCCTTTGATA